GGCTCCTCGAGGTACGGGGTGCGCTTGGTACGCCACGGGCCGGCCTCGGCCGAGTTTTCCGGGGAGAGGCGGCGGTGCTTGTCGGCCCACTCGTCCACGGTCAGACTCTCAGGCGGGGCGAAGCGTTTGACCGCTCCGGCGATGGCGGTATTGAGCTTCGCGGCGGCTTTTTTAGTCGTCCGCGTCATCGGCGAGCTGCTCGCTCCAGCCTTCCCGATCCCTTACTCGCCGAGCATACACCTCGGGATCGTATTTATAGCCGGCCAGCTCCGTCAGGATCTTGTAGACCTCTGTACGGATGATCTCGGACGCCTCGGCGGGTGTTGCTGCGCCGGTGACGTCGACGGCCAGACGGCCCGGCAGGGCCACGAGCATCGACCTGATGTTGTAGACGAGGTCGGTCATCACAGCCTCGACGTCCTCGCTGCGGTGCATGGTGCCCTCGAGCTCGCTGAGCTGGAGGGCGGCGATGTCTGCCTTGCTGCGCTTGAGGTCGGCCTCAGCCTCCAGACGCCGGCCCTCGATCTCGCTGTCCTTCTTCGACGGCTCCCGGCCGTTGGCCTTGGCCGTCAGGTATCGGATGTACCTCTGGATCGTCGGCAGAAGGTCGTAGCGGTTGGCGTTGCCTTCCTTGACCGCGGCGATGACGCCATCCTTGGTGAGCTGCTGCACTCGGCGGGGCGTCATGTCGAACAGGGCCGCGATGGTCTTGCTGTCGACGAGCTTGTTGTTGGTTGGGTTCGGCATGGCGTTCCCTCCTTTCTGCCGCTCGGGCGAAACGAAACGGCCCGAAAAAAATTTTCCCCGGCTGCGCGTTTTTTGGGCTCGCCAGCACCGCAGGCCAGAGGGACCCGTCACAGTACCTTGCGGCGCTGTGTGCGGCCGTGGAGGCGTCTGTGCGGCGCTGTGGCGCGCTCTGTGCGCGTCTGGCGGTGTGGGCCGGGCTCGGTGTCGGGTGCTGCTGTGGACGCGCTGTGCGGCGTTCTGGTGGGCTCTGGCTTAGAGGCCGAGGGCTCGCTTCATGTGGTGCTCGAGGCGCTTGCTGGTCTCGGCGTTGAGTCGGAGCATGATGGCCTCGTTGGTGCGGTCGCTGGTTATCATCTGTGGCACCGAGATGGTGGTCAGCTTCTTGATGTCGGTGCGGGTCTTGCTCATTCGCTGGAATGGGATCCAGCTCGTGCCGTCGCTCTTGGTGTTGCCTGTCCCCATGAGGATATTGTGCGATCGCTGTGAGAACGGGCCGCCCGGGGTGCGGGTGTTCAGGTAGCGGCCGATGACCTTCTTCTGTCCCTTGAGCACTGACGCCTTCAGCGTGTAGCTCTTACCACGGGGCGGGGCCTTCGGCGTCATGCCGAAGTGCACGGGGGTCAGGAGTCTGCCCTTGTAGGTGATGGCGAGCTCCTCGATGGTCTCGCCGGTGATCTGGATGCTGCCGGCCATCTTCTTCGGCTTTCCGCTGCCTGAGGGCGTGATCTCCGACTTCTTGATGTTGTAGACGGCCGTGACCTCCTGAGCGATCCAGCCCGGGGCTCTGGCCTTGACGTCCTTGATGGTGTTGCTGATGGCCTTCTTGCCGCCGTTCTCGATTGCCTCGAGGTCAGCGACGAGCTGTTGCAGGTTGCTGAGCTGCGCCGAGATGCTGTTCTGCGGCATGGCCGTCGCCTCCTTCCTATACGCAAAAAGAGACCGGCGGGCGTTGGTTCGCCCGTCGGCCTCTTGCCGTCGGTTGTTATTCGGTTTTCCTCTGGTCAGCCGCTCGGAATTGCCACGGCGTTGCCCGTGTGTCCGGCGGTCTTTTGCAGGATATAGGATAGCACGGGTCGCTACTGCTTTTCAATTCCTTTTACTTCCCTTTTGTTCCTTTTACTGCGTTTTACTGCCGCAGCTCAGGCAGGGGCTCCAGCTCGTCCAGCACGGCGGCGAGGTTGAGCAGGGCGCGGCCGTGGATCTTGTATGTCCTGTTCTGGTAGGCGTCCACTCTGTCGACGTAGTCCCGCCGATCACCGAACAGGACGCCGCAGGTGCTCTCCCAGTCAGCCCGGTCGAAGTAGCGCAGCCGGATGACGGCGCGCTCGTCGGGGTCGGAGAGCTGGAGGATCATGCCCTCGATGGCGTTGCGCTCCTGCTTCTCCTCAGCCTTGAGCCGGTCGATCTGTTCCTCGAGCTCCATTTTCCGCTCCACCATCATGCCGGTGCGGTCGGATGGTGTGCCAGATCCGCGTGGCATACCTGTCAGATCAGGGCCGGGCGGTGAGGCCATCGTCATCTCCATGCGGTCGAGGCGTTCGAGCTGGTTGTCGATGTCCCTCAGCATGGCGGTGTAGGCCGCGAGCCTGTCCTTGATCCGTTGTGTGATCGGCTTCTCGCTCATTATGTCAGGGCGTCACTCCTGCTCACCTCCTTCCTCGTCAGGCTCGAAGATCGCGGCGATCTCCTCGCGCGGTAGCTCTCGGCCTTGACGGACGCAGCGCACGTTATTGTCTCCAGTGGTTTTGATGTAGCGCCGCACGATCACATCGCACCATTTCGGCTCGAGCTCGATCATGGCGCAGGTTCGCCCGGTGTTCTCGCAGGCTATGAGTGTCGAGCCTGAGCCTCCGAAGAAGTCGACCACGAGCTCGCCCGGCCGGCTGCTGCTCAGAATGGCCCGCTCGCACAGTGCGATCGGCTTCGGCGTTGCGTGGCCGCCTGCGTCGTCTCTTTCTGCTGTGTTTGTGATCGGGAAACGCCACACATCGGTCATTATGTCATGCTCGTCGCTGTCGTTGTGGGTGTTGTCGAAGAAGGCGCGCAGCTCCATCGCTTCGGCCTTCATGTTCTGGTATGCCTCGGACGGCTTGTTGCGCAGTTTCATCACTTGATCGTGTGGCAGGCTGAAGGCCCGGCCCTTAAATGCCTGCTGGAGCTTTTTGTAGTGCCACTCCGGGATCGGTGTGAACTGTGATTTGCTAAACCAGTGCCCCCACATTTGAACGCCGGTGATCTCTGTGAGCTGCTTGGCCTTGAGCCCTACCTTCTGAGCCTCTCCGACCATATAATCGAGGATCGCCTCGTATGCGTCGTTGAAATGGTCTTTGTTATTGTTGAAGCCTTCGACGCCGCACATAACAAAGAGGCATTTTTCGGTTTCCCTCGGGTAGCTCCGCATGAGCTCGCTGTTGACGCCGAAGGCTGAGTGCTTCGCCCATGTGATGTAGTTTCTGAACGTGATCTGGTTCGCGGCGATCATCGGCCGAAGGATGAAGGCGTAAATATCCATGAGCGGCTCGTCGATGCCCCAGCAGTACCAGCTCCCGTTTTCCTTCAGGATTGAGAAGCTGAGCGCAATCCACTTCTTGTTGAACTCGAGGAGATCGTTCTGGTTCTGGTTGTCATTCTGGACGCCGTCGCTCTCTTTTCCCATGCCGTATGGCGGGTCGGTGAAAACAAGGTCGGCGCGCTGCCCGTCGGTCGCCTTCTGAACGTCGCCCATCTTCAGGCTGTCACCGCAGTAAAGCCGGTGGTCTCCCAGCAGCCAGAGGTCGCCTGGTTCGGTGAACGGTTCTTCCGGCGGCGTCTCTGGCTCGGTGTCGCCATCCTCTTTTTCCGACTCATCATCGTGCAGAGCTTCGGACAGAGCTGTAACAAGATTGCCGTACTCTTCTTCGGTGTAGCCGCTGAGCATGAACGGGATCTCGCCGGTGTCGATGTCGGCGAAAACCTCGGCGAGCATCTTGTTGTCAGTGGTGGCGAGCTCCGCGATGCGGTTGTCAGCCGTCAGATCGGCCAGCTCCTCGGCCTCGCTGGCGTAGTCCTGATAGTCGACCGGGGCGTCGGTCAGGTCGTCGAGCTGCGCGGCCATGAGACGGCCGTGGCCCTTGGTGACGAGCCCGCTGCGCTTGCTGACGGTGATCGGGGCGCGCCAGCCGGTCGCCCGGATAATAGAGGCGAGGAGCTTGATCTGCTCCGGCGGGTGCTGGTTGGGGTTCTTGGGGTTAGGCCGCAGATCTTTCAGCGGGACGATGGCGTCGTGTGCGCAGAACACGGGGACGCTGCCGGCGTATGCCTTCGGCGTGGCCGTGGTGCTGTACTCCTCGATCTCGGGGCCGGTCTGCGGCTGCGGTTTGTCTTTTGCCATGTGGTTCCTCCTTTCTGAGTGTTGCAGAAGGACGGGTTACTTCTCCGGGGCACCTTCTTCGTGCGGGTGGGCCTCGGTGTTGACCGTTCTGCTCCACCAGTCTCCCGGCTTGAATGAGCTGTTCAGCCATTTGCGTATGTTAGACTCTTTGTAGCTGTTGATCCGGCGAAGCAGCCGGCGCAGTTTGTCCTCCTCGATCTCGGCTGTGCTGCGGCCGAAGATGATGCGGAGCTGGTCGAGCATGATCTGGACGTCGGCCATCTCCTCGACCGCGTTCTCGAGTGCGGCCTTGGCCTCCGCGGCGCAGCTCACGCGCTTCACCTTGCAGAGGGCTTTGGTCAGCTCGGCCATCTCCTCGACGGCCATGTCCATTTGTGCCGGCGCGCCGTAGGTCGTGATCGCACGATCCAGCAGGGCCCGGCGTTCCTCCGTGGTCATCACGGGCGGCCTCCCTTCGTCAGCTCTCTGACCAGTATGGCCACGAGCACGATCACGATGATGGCGAGGGAGATGGCGGTCGGGATCCAGATCGGGGCCAGTACCCACAGCCAGCTCCAGTTGATGACGCCGGTGAGCTTCAGGACGATGAAGGCGACGGCGAGAAGGCCGCAGAAGCCGATCCCGCCGGCCGTCGTGTTGTTTCTTTCGTTGTTCATGTATTACCTCCAGTATTATTTTCCGAGCCCCTTCAGCGCGCAGGCTGTGCAGGCGGTTCGGACGTCGGGCTCCAGTGCGAGGATCCGGCGGGCCGTGTCTGTTTGCCAGCACTCAGCGCCACAGACGGGGCAGGTGGTGAGCTGCCAGTCGTCCGTCGGAGGCTCCGGGACGTTATCGCGCAACGGCATGGTGAGGATCCCGCCGTCTCCGGGTTGGTGGGGCGAGAGGATGGGCTCAGGCTCGTCGGGGATCATGGTGTCGAGGAGCTCGTTGTACTTCTTGAATATGGCCTCCGACGCTGCGCTCCAGCTCTCGCCGTGCTCCGTGTCCTCCGGGGTGGCGACGTGGGCCAGCTCGTGCGCCAGCAGCTCAGGGGCGGCACTGATGGGCGCCTCGGCCGAGATGCAGACGATCGGCGTGCTGCCGTCGTCGGGAAAGATGGTCAGGCCGTAGGCGGTGCCGTTGGTCTCGTCCCGCAGGTCGGGGACGTACTGCGCGACGTACTCGACGCCGGGGTAGAGCTCAGAGAAGGCCCGGGCCACGATGGCCGTCGGGTCGTTGATGAAGGGCGAGGCCATCGGGCCGATCTTCTCGTACTGCTTCAGGGCCGTGTAGGTCTCGCGCAGCATGGCCCGCACTTCGTCCTTCTTAATGCCGTTGATGGTGGGCCCGTTCAGGATCAGGTCGAGCATCCTGTCGCTCCAGTCCTGCATCAGGTGGGTCTCCGGCATACCGCAGCCGAAGGGCACGACGTCGACCTTCTCACGGGTGAGGGTTTCGTATTCTTTCACGGTGCTGCTCCTTTCAGAAAAGCCGAGCGGGCCGGAGCCCGCCCGGCGCTCCATTTACTGCATGACGACGACCTTGCCGGCGTCGATCAGATCGCCCATGTTCTTCAGGAAGTAGTCGGCGATGTTCTTCTTGGCCTCGAGCTTCCAGATGCCGCCGTCAGCCTCGAAGAAGCCGATCCCCTCGTCGGGATCCACGCGCAGCAGGAACTCGCTCTCGGGCTGCTCCACCTCGAGGAAGGTGCGGAACGGCCGCAGCATGACGCGGGGCTTGATCTCGACGACCGCGTTGAGGGCGACGCCCTGACGTGCCTCGACGGTCTGCGTGACGCCGTTGTCGTTGGTGCTGACGCTGTTCTCGTTGGTCATGCGACTCAGCAGGTCGAGCAGGTAGGCCGTGCCCTCGTTGGGGATGCAGAGGCTCCGCAGCTCGATCAGAGCTACCTCGCGTCCTCTGAAGCCGGTGCGCAGGCCCGGGGCGTCAGCCTTGGCGCGGTAGAGCGTGTTGCGGGAGAAGTCGCTCAGGTAGGTGGTCATCACCTCGACGGTATCGTTGCTCTTGACCTGCACCATGATGGTCGTGCCGACCTTCTCGAGCTCGGTGCGGATCAGCTTGCAGATGCTATCGAGGCCGCTGACGCTGATGCAGTCGGGGCGGTCGACGTGGGGCGGGATGCGGGTGAGGGATGCGTCGGCGTAGGTCTGGCCGCCGATCTCGAAGATCTTGGTCTCCTTCAGGCTGACGATTTTGTCGATCATTTTTGCGAGCATTGTGTTGTCCTCCTTGTTTTGTGTTGTGGGTTGTTATGCGTGCTGGACGAGCTTCAGGAGCTTCGGGGCCTCCTGCTGCGTGCCGTCCATGTTCATTTGGCCGGGCACCTGCGGCACCATCTCGGCGACGACGAGCTCGCCGTTGCCGTCAGAGGTGACATAGAGGGCCGTGGCGACGGGGTTGGTGGCTGCGAGCGTAGACTTGGCCGTCACGGAGACGCCGATGGTGCGGCGCTCGTCGTCCGGGGTCAGCTCGATGGTGAGGGTGATCTTGCGCTTGGCCGTGGCCTTCGTGTTGGGGTCGAGGATGTTCTGGATCACCTTGTCCATCTCATAGTCGACGCGCTCCTCGAAGGCGCCGCGAGCCATCGACATGATGCTGTCGCGCTGGTTCTGTTCGTTCATGTGGTTGCTCCTTTCTCTTTGTCTCCGGCCGTTCCGTACTTCTCGAGCGTGTCCTTCAGGGCGCCCGCAATACACTCGGCCATGACTGTCGCGGTTTTGGTTTCGCTGCTCTTGGCAGCCTGTTCAATGGCTGCGCGGATCTCGTCGGGCTCATAGCCCGTGTTCTCATAGGCGGCGAGCTTCTGGACGAGCACCTCCTTGGTGGCTGCGCTCCAGTAGCCCGTCTTGATGCCGTTGACTCTCTCGTGGGTCAGACGTTCCATGCTGGCCCTCCTCTCAGGTGGCCGATCCGAGCGTCATCTGCTCGGCCTCGGTCAGGTTGTCTGCGTAGGCTGCGGCCGTCTGGCCCGTGGGGCCTGAAGGCTCCGCTCTGGCCCACACGGCCTCGGTGGCGTCCGAGCGGGTGGCCTTACGGCGGCCGACCGTCGTGAGGATCCCGATCTCCTTCAGCTCTGTGAGCCGAGGGGCGACGTAGTTGCGGTTGAAGTACGGGATCCGGCCGGCTGCGACGAGCTCCTCAGTGATCTCGCTGGCCGTGAGCTCACGGTTGCCGAGGGTCTCGAGGATCAGGCGGCAGCGGGCGGCCCGCTTGGGGAGTACGGCGTCATAGCTGCGGCGCCGGGTCTCTTTGGTTGTCTGGTTCATGTGTTTCCTCCTTTCCGGCCAGCTCGACGCTGTCGGCTGGCGCGTCCTTAACTTCAGGCGTCGGCGCTTCGTTGCCCCACACGTCCCATCCCGGGGCAGCCTCTCGGGCGAAAAGCTCGATACGGGGCAGGTCTCCCATCAGCTCGACGATCCTGTCGCGGATTTCGGCCGGCTTTCTGCTGTGCTGCTGGAGCGGGGAGAGGACGATGCTGCGGACGCTGCCGCTGATGCGCTTCGGCTTGCCCTTGGTCGCCAGCAGGCAGATCTCTGAGTTGCTGCGCGTCCAGTTTCCGAGCCCCATGAAGATGCCGGTGCCGTTTCTGTTCTGCTTTACCCAGTTGAAGGCGACGGTCTTGTAGCTGAAGCCCCACGCCTCGATCACGTCGAGAGCCTCGCGGAGCATGGGGAAGGTCGCCCACATGAAAAGCACGCAATCCTCGTTAGCAATACCCCCCCCCGCAGCTCCGACGCCCATGCGCTTGATGTCCTCGATGGTCATGGTGTCGTAGTGCTTGGAGGCTGCCGCTCTGGTGCCGCGGTTCTGATAGCTCCACGGAGGATCGGCGTAGATGATGCTGTACTTCTTGTCAGGGAGTGGGATCATGGGCGTCCTCCTTTCCGAGCGTTTCCGACTCGATGCCGTGCAGGAACTTGATGAAGCCGGCCGTCGCCGGTACTTCGTAGCGGGAGAGCTCTGCGTGCGTCATGTACTTGCGGCCGTAGATCTCGGCCATATCGCGCCAGACGGGCCACGGCACGCGGTAGAAGTCCGTCAGGCTCACGGAGACGAGCACGAAGGCGATGGCGCCGAGCTTGTGATGGGCCTCGAGGTCGTCCTGCTGCTCTTGAGTGAGCCGGCGCTGCTCGATGCGCTCGTCGTCGGTGTGCTTGGCCTCGAAGTAGATGCTCCGGCCGCCCTTCAGGGTGCCGCCATAGTCCGGCTGGGCCTGCTTGGTATAGCAGGCGAGGAACTGGCCCTTGCGGTTCTTGGCGCCGAGGGGCTTCATGGGCTCCGGCGTCTTTTCGATCTTGGCGAGGCCGCGGCTGAGGTAGTAGTCGCACGAGGCCGAGATGATATTCTCGAAGTAGCCGCCGGCGACTCTGGCCTGCTTGCCGCGGATCTGCGCCATCATGTGTTTTTCGGCTGCGTATGGCGTCGGGTCGTTGTAGCCCTCCGCGTTCTTTCTCGGGTCGTACTTCGTCACGGCGTTCAGCCTCCGATCTCGATGTGGGCGCCCGGATCGGAGATCAGGCGGTCGGCGAGCTCGAGGATGACGCTGCCATCCAGCTCGATGCTGATGGGGCCGTGGTCGAGGTGCTGGTTGCAGACGGCCATCGCCCTGAAGGCGGGCAGGTGCAACGTGACGCTGCCGATGTCCGACTTGTCCTCCTCGCTGTTTTCCAGCTCCTCGTCCGGCTTCAGCTCGCTGATGGCCTCGAAGCCGTTGCGGACGGGGATGCCGTGCGCCTTGGCGAGCTCGATCTCCGCGGCCATACCGGCCGAAGGGTGGTCAATACCGAAGGCCCACAGCTCGGAGCAACCGAGCACCAGCTCGCTGCCGATCTTCAGGGCCAGCTCACGCTCCTCGGGGACGTTGTCGTCCATGAACTGCGTGAGATAGATGTGCGGGGTGACAGGGATGACGCCCTTCTCCACAGCCGCGCGGCTGTACTCCTTGGCGCGCTGGATGTTGTTCTCGTAGTCCCCGCGGCACGGGGAGCAGATGTAAACCTTTTTCATGTTGTTCCTCCTATCGTGAGCGCCAGCTCTGGCCGGTGAGGGTGATACCCCTGCACATTTCCATGAGCCGGTCGATGGTGGCCCGGGCCGTCATGCTGTCGTGGCTTTCCCGCGGCGTCATGCGGTCGATCAGGGCCTCGGTGTCGTAGTTGGTGGTCACTATGGTCGGCAGGTATGCCTCATAGCGGCCGTTGATGATGTTGTAGACCGTGGAGATCGCCCACTCGGTCGGCGGCTCCTTGCCGATGTCGTCGATCACGAGGAGCGGGACGGTCTTGTAGATCTTCAGGACGTCGCTCTCGCTGCCGCCGGTCGCGGAGTAGGTGCGCTTGATACGCTCCAGCAGGTCGATCATCGTCATGCAGATGACCGGCTTGCCCTGCGCGATCAGGTGGTTGGCGATGGCAGCGGCGAGGTGGGTCTTGCCGGTGCCCGGCGGGCCCGCGATAAACAGGCCGTTGCGGCCGGGCTCCTGACGGCCGGTCTGCGGCAGCATGGCGTCGAAGCCTTCAGCGTAGCGCCGGGCGGCTGCCGCTGCGCGCTTGTTGTCGTCGGTGAGCTGGAAGGTGGAGAAGGTGCGCCGCAGGAAACGGTCGCCCATGCCGGACTCGCCGACGATGCGCTTGATGCGTTCCCGCATTTTCTTCTCCTCCTCAGCCTTGGCGGCTGCGGCCTCGGCAGCTTCGCGCTCTGCCTTCTCCTTCTCGTAGGCAGCCACGGCCTCGGGGCAGGTGCATCGCTCGGCTCCGTAGGGAGGCCAGAGGATGCGGTCGCCGAGCGAGATGCCCTTGTGGTAGCGCAGGGCGCCGCAGAACTCGCAGGGGACGGGCTCAGGGACTCCGGGACGGCCGGCGAGGCGCTCGTCGTTGCTCCAGATCCAGTTACCGGCGTCACTCGTCGTCGGCCGGCTTGAAGCCCTTGCCCCAGTCTCGGCCGGAGCTGTCGGGCTGTTCAGGATCTCGCTGATTTTCTGCACCTTCGTTCACCTCCTCGTTGTCCCAGTAGCCGCCGTTGAGCCATGTGCTCGGGTTCGGTATGTAGCGCCCGTTCTCCCGGCGCCACTGGTCGCTCCGCTTCTGAGCGTCGACCGCCTGCATGATCCTCTCGTGGAGCTCAGCGGTGGGCTTGATCTTGTTCCACGCCTTCAGAGCGTACTGCTTGCCGGTCTTTTTCGGGTAGGCTTTCCAGAACTCGAGAAATCTGGCCTCGACGAGCGACTTCGTGCCGCCGTCACTCCCCTCGTCAGAGGGGGAAGGGGGTGTATTACCTTCTCTTGTCTTATCTTCTCTACTCTGGTCTACTCTGCCTCCGGCTTTCTTGCGGCTGTTTGCCGGTCGTCCTGCGGTCGGCGTTTGGTCGTCCGGCGAGGCGTCGGCAGACGCCGCAGCAGCGGCCCGGCGACTGCGGGAGCGCTCTTTCTCGGCTTGCCGCTGGTCGATCAGCTTGCCGGCGTACTCGTACCAGTCGTGGATCTCGAGCGTCCCGTCCTCTTTTTCATCGATCCAGCCCGCCCGGATCAGCGTTTTCGCCAGCTTTTCGGGGTCTCCGTCCCACTGAGCGGCCCGCGAGATCATGCGCGGCGTGATGTCGACGAGGCTGCCGGTCGGGGCGTTGTCGAGGGCCCACAGCCAGAACGAGACGAGCAGCCCCATCATGTGCGGCGGCTCGACTTCGAGCTGGTCAGCAGCGTCGAACAGTTTGCGGTGATCCTTGAGTGTCTGATGCACTTGCAGCCATGCCACGGTCGTCACCTCCTTTCTGTGGTCGTTTGTTTGTGGCCTGCTTTTGGTCGTCTGCCGGTCGTCCGGCGGTCAGGTTAAAATGGAAGGTCGCCATTGTCCTCGATCTCCGTGAAGTCGCCGGAGCCCTCAGAATAGCCCGGATCGGCGAAGTCGCTGCCAGAGCTCTGGCCGCCGTCCTTCTTGCTGTCGCAGAAGTGGACGGAGTCGACCGTGATCTCGACGGCTTTGCGGCGGTTTCCGTCCTTGTCCTCGTAGCTGCGGCTCGTGAGCTCGCCCTCGACGAGGACGAGGCGGCCCTTGCTCAGGTACTTGCAGACGAACTCGGCCTGTGCGCGCCATGCGACGCACTCGATGAAGTTGGTGATCTTCTTGCCGTCCTTGGTCTTGCGGCCGGTGTCGCTGGCGAGGGTGAAGCTGGTGATCGCCGTGCCCTGCTGCGTGTACCTGAGCTCAGGGTCAGCGGTTAGACGGCCTTGGAGGCCGGTGTGGTTATACATTAGGCGTTTCCTCCTTGCTGGTTATGCTGTGCGGCCGCGTTGTCGAGGGACGTGCAGATCTCGTCGTACTCTTGGCGGGTCAGGGTGGCCGGATCCTGCTTTTTGTACTTCTCCACGATCCGGGCGTTGGTGCGCTCCTTGGTCATTCCCGCGGCCTCTGCCTTCTTGTAGAGGCGTGCGAGCTGCGCGTCGCTCAGACGGCCGGAGCTCTGCCCCTGACGGCCCTGCGTGGCCTGCTGGCGGCCTCCAGCGCCGGATCCTTTGCCCTGCGCGCCGAAGTCACTGTTGTCGGGGTCGTCCTCGCCTTGGTCGACGGTGAACTTCTCGAAAAGGTAGTATTTCAGGGCGTAGGTGTGTGCCGCGCCCTTGGCCTTGGCGGGGTCATCGTTCCAGCCGACGGCGTGGACGGTGGCCTCGATGGTCTCGTCGTCGTTGTCGAGGTTCAGCCAGCGGATCGTCAGGTCGGCCTCGTAGAGGAACATGAGCTTGTCGCCGTTGCGGGTCTTGGTCTGCATGGTGATCCAGTAGACCGGGTCGCCGTTCTCGGCGTGGCGCGTGGCCTGCTCGCTGATGACGTCGAAGTCGACGCCGAGCTCGTTCATTATGGGGGTGATCTTCTCCCACACGTCGTAGATCTTGGCGTACTTGTAGCTGACGCCGTCGCTGTGCTGCTTCTTGACGATCTCCGGGCAGGCTTTCCGCATTTCGACGAGCTTCTGCCGGAGCGTCAGGCAGGCGGCTTCAGGAGGGGCCGCAGCAGCGGCCGCCTCTGTTTTCTTGGTTTCTGCCATATCGGTGCCTCCTTACACGTCGACCGTGAAGATGCCCGGGGTCTCGTAGACGGTGACGCCCTCCACGATCTCGCCGGTCTCGGTCAGGGTTGCGATGTCGCCGGTGTAGCTGAGCAGCTTCTTCAGATCGGCCCAGCGGGTCGACTCCTCGACCTTTACGAGCTCGCCGTAGCCGTTGGCCTTGAGCCACGGCACCAGCTTGGTCTCGTCGAGCTTGGTCTTGGTGGTGCCCTTCTTGAAGGTCAGCGTGCCGGAGAGGAGGCGGTACTTCTCCGTCGTTTTGGTCTCCTTGTGGGGGACGGTGGCGAAGAAGTCAGCCAGACAGCTCGTGAGGTACGAGGTGCCGTTCTCCATGCGCTTGCGGGCGGCGGCGACTTTCTCGTTGATGGCCGCGATCTGCTCGTCTGCCAGAGCCTTCAGACGGTCGTACTCGCTGCGCTCGTCGGCGATCTTGCGGATGGCCCAGTCGGCACAGCGGTCGTCGGTGATGCGGAACGGGGCGCGCTCACCCTCTGCGACGGTGCCGAGGTCGACATGCTCCAGCTCGTCCAGCGTGGCAGCAGGCAGCAGCTCGGGCTCCTGTGTGGTGGTGGCCTCGACGTCTGCCTGCTCGGCAGCGAGGGCCGCGGTGGTCTTATCGCTCATGTTGTTTCTCCTTTCTGATGGTGCTCGGCGGCTCTGGTGGCCGCGAGCTTGCTGTATTGTTCGTCTATCTCGATCCCGATGTACTGCCGGCCGGTTTTCGCGGCCGCAGCCAGCGTGGAACCGCTGCCGGCGAAGGGATCGAGGATCAGGGCGCCGGGGATGGTGGTAGCTTCGATGAGCTGCTCCAGCAGCGCCACGGGCTTCTCGTTGGGGTGGGTGAGGCTCTGATTTCCGACCTTGGCGCAGGCGATCAAGTCGTCCGGCCGTTTTCCCGGGAGCTCGTAGCGTCCCTTGGTTGCGAAGATGATGGCCTCATATCGCGGGGCAAAAGATCCTTTCAAGTCTCCCATGCCGTGCGCCTTTTTGTCCCACACGATGACCGACTTGACCGTCAGGCCAGCGAGACGCAGCGCGTCGATGAATACCTGCTGAACGTCCCAGCGGGTAAAACAGAGTACCCCCCCCGCGTTTCACGACTCTGGCGGCGTCATAGATCCACCAGATAAACGGGGCCTTGTCGTTGGCGATTTTTGCGAGACGGCTGGCCTTTTCTTTTCGGCCGCTTTGGTAGTCGATACCGTAGGGCGGGTCAGTGATGACCATGTCGACGCTGTCGGCCTCCATGTCACGCAGCACGGTCAGGCTGTCGCCGGTGATGACGGTGTTGGCTTGGATCATTTTTCAGCAGCCTCCTTTCTCTCGGTGACGTTGAAGGTGAGCATCACGCCGCAGGTGACAGGGGTGACGCTCTCGAGCTCGAGGTCGCGGCCGCTGCGGAGGTGCAGGGTCTCGCCCGGCTTCATTTCGGTGAGGTGTTTCATCTGGTACTCCTTTCTGCAAAGAAACGGTGCCCGCCTTCCTCGATGACGAAGATCTGGCTCTCGTGGAAGTCGCTGGTCACGAGGGCGGGGTTGTAGAAGTAGAGGATCGGCTCGTCCACGACGGTCTCGCCTCGGTCAAACACGGCCGCGACGGCGTCCTTGACGCGCTGCGTGGGATCCGGCCGGCTCTTGGTATAGCTGTAAAGGACGACGGCCTCAGAGGGCTCGACGCCGCGCTTCTCGGCTGCGTTGAGGATGCACTGAGCGACGAGCATCTGGCCCTCGAAGGACTCCCCGCCGGCCTCGGCCATGACCACGCGCTCGACGACGTCGCGCTCGGCGTCGGTCAGATGGTAGCGCACGGCGGGCTCGGTCGGCTCCACGGTCTCAGCGGCCGGGACGGGGGTATCCGGGATGTATGCGCCGACGGTGTTGGTCGGCGGCAGGATGTCGGTCTCCTGCTTGCTGCCGGCCGGGGTGGTGAAGATCGCCACAGAGATGCCGCCCAGCAGAAGGACGGCAGCGGCCAGCGCGGCAGCTCTCAGGGCTTTCCTCTTGGCACGGCGGCGCCGGCGTGTTATACTTGCGGTGCGGGATCCGTATGCTGGCAGGCTGCTGGATCTTCTCGCATGGGTCGCCCGGTCGCAACGGGCGGCCCTTTCTTTTGTGGTTTCCATTGGTTTCTCCTTTCACTGAGCCCGTGCGACGGTCAGACCACAGAGGGCGTGAGTGAGGTCGCTGAACTCGGTCTCTCGGACGGTGTCAGCGGTCAGCAGCACGAGGTAGTCGTTGTCGTAGTAGTCGATCTCGGGGTGCCGCTGCCGGTTTACTTCGTTTTTGTGGCGGGCGTAGGGCTCGGCACGGTTCCAGACGTCGTCAGGGATCCAGCGGTCAAGGTGATCCTCGACGCGCTCGCGCAGCTCCTCGCTCGTGATCGTGATCTCCGGGCTCATGCTGTCACCTCCGCGCCACGCGGGCCGGGAGCGTCTGCTCCGGGCGAGTCAGGCCCTTGCTGAAGCTCTGCGGCTCATATCTGACGCCCACGATCCGGCGGCCGCTGACGCCGTACTTGGGGTTGTAGCCGAACAGGTTGACGTAGCTGCCGAGATCCTCGCGCTCGTCGTCCATCGCCTTCAGCACCTCGAACAGGGCCAGCACGTCGTCGATGGCGCGATGGCTGTTCTGCACCTTGCCGGTGAGGTCGTAGGCGATGATCGCGTTGGCGAGCTTGTGCGGGTAGGCCCTGCGGTCTTTGTAGACCGTCAGACTGTCCAGCCAGTCGATCCGGCCGACCTTCTGGCCTCGGAGCAGGCCACGGAGGAAACAGGCGTCGAACTGTGCATTGTGGGCGATCATCAGGGTCGGGCCGTTCTGCATGAGCTTGGCGATCTGGCCGGCTGCCTTGACCGGCTGCACGCCCTCGGTCTGGAGCCGCTCGTCGGTGATGCCGGTCAGGCTGACGATGTTCTCCGGGAGGGTCTCGCCCTCGGGCAGCTTGATGAAGGTGTCCATCTTGCCGGCGATCCGTAGGCCGCCGGTGGCCGTGCGCTCCACGCGCAGGGCGGCGAGCTCGATGATCTGGTCACTGTCGAAGTCGAGGCCGCTGGTCTCGGTATCAAACACGACGAGGGCCTTGTAGCGGTCGAACAGGGTGGAGAGGTTACTCATGCCGGGCCTCCTTCTCACGGGTGGCTCTCAGGGTGCCGAGCATAAACGAGAGGGCCGTGGTCAGTTGATCCTCGGTGGCGAAGGTGCCGCCGAACTGCTCAGCCAGCGCCGCGATGATCTCGCCGGCGTGCTCCGGCGTGACGTCGTCTGTGGCTTCGTCGTCCTCGATGGAGATCAGGAGATCGGAGTCCAGATAACAAGCGGGGCGCAGGCCGAGGTAGCCGAAGCAGGCGAGGCCCCCGAGCAGAGAGCCATCGGTGCTGACGCCGCGGGCGAGTGACTCGTAGCCGTTAGACTTCGTGCTGAAGGCGGTGGACAGCCACCACCAGTCGTCTGCATTGGGGATGACGTCGCGGTTGCGCCGGTACTGGTCGACCGTCAGCAGGAAGATGGTGACGGTGCAGGTGCCGTAGTCCTTCAGGCCGTCGTCGGTGGTCAGGTCGAGCTCCGTGGTCAGGAAGGCGTTGGGGCCGTTCACGTCCTCGAGCAGGTTGTCGAGGTAGGCGCCGTTGAGGTATTCCTTGCTGCTGGCGACGGCGAAGTTGTTGCAGTTGCCCTCGTCAAAGGCTCGGGTCTCGATGATGTCCTTGCTCAGGCAGAGGGCGCGGCCGTCGTCGTTTTCCAGCAGGATCCAGCTCTGTCCGGCATAGTCGAAGGCCGTGCCGCGGGTGGCGTTCTTGAGTGCGATTTTTTTCATAGGGTTGCTCCTTTCGTTCTCTGCGGCCGAGCCTTCTGGCTGGCCTGTATGTTTGGCAGGGTCTCGCCGGCGCGGAGCCGGCTCTCACAGTGCGGGCAGATGTAGCCGGTGCGGGGGATCTTCTGGTAGATGCTGACGTTCCAGTCGAGCCCGCAGCCGACGCACTTGGCTGTCATGGGCCTCCACCTCCTTCCGCAGCCAGAGCCTCGAAAACATAGCGCCGGATGCGGTTGCGGTACTTCTTCCGGGTTCTGGCTTTCTTTGCGTGAGCTGCGAGGTGCAGCCACTTCGGCGGCACTCCGATGGCCTTGGCCGATACCTTCCAGAGCTTTTTGAGGGCAGAGAGCACGGCGTTGATGACCGGCTTCAGGGCTTCGGCCAGCTTGGCGGCGATTTCCCGCAGAGCGTCGGCCAGCTTCTCGAAGGCTTCGCGGGCCTGCTGCATCTTCTCACGATCGGCGAGCGTCATGCTGCCGTCGTAGACGTAGGGGCTCAGCTCGTCGTCGCCTCCGTCGGCCAGACGCTCACAGAACGGGAGGCCGGCAGCTTCGGCAGCCTTGCGGCCCTCCTCGAGGGCGTCCCGACCTTGCGTGACTTCGCAATAGTCCGCGAGGCGGTTGCGGCCGCCTTCGTAGTGCCAGCGGATCCCGGCGGCGATCTCGTCGATGGTCATGTCCTCACCGAAGTGGCCGCAGTAGTAGCCGTTGACGATGACGGCGTCCGGGTCTGCCTTCAGGATCCCGATGGCGTCGTTGAGGTCGTTGGTCTCCCACTCGCCGTTCCAGATGTCGCTCCAGATCGTCAGGGCGTTCCACGAGCGGCCGGTGCGGTACACGATTGTCCAGCCGATGCCGTCGCGGATCTCCGTGGCGAAGTCTCGGGCGATGTCTCTCAGTGCTGCCATGCTGTTGCCTCCTCTCTGGTGATGTGCACGACGGTGACGAGATCGTCGATCTCGTGCTTGGTGGTGTAGGTGTCCCGCTCGTCGAGCCCGATGTGCCGCAGCAGCGTCTCGGGCCCATCCAGCAGGAAGGCGGTGACGGCCACGGCGTTCAGCCGGTAGACCGTGACCTCCACGGTGCAGCGGGCGTCGTCCTCGTCCAGCGTGGACGGGAACGAGGCCCGGCAGATTGGGGTCGCCTCGTATCTGAAGGCGGTCGCGCGGTTCTCGCCGGCGATGATGTCCTTCACGAACTCCTCGAAGGCTTTGCGAGGGATCGAGCTGCGGTACTTGTCCAGCGTGACGTCGGCGAGCTGCCGGATGGCTTTGGTGTTCATGTTCCGCACCTCCTCAGCAGGCGTCGCCGTGCGGGCCGACGGTCATGATGCTCTTGGTAGCTCCGTTCTTGTCGATCCAGATCTCCTCGACGCTGTTGTCGGCCCAGTAGATCGTCTGATGAAGTTTCCACTCGCGGGCGTCGTCCGCTGCCTTCTCGGCTTCTCGAGCCGCCTGCTGGAGCTCCTTCAGCCTGTTGAACTCCTTCACGGTCAGGCTGCGTCCCGGCTCGCTCAGGGCGTAGTCGCTGAGGTAGTAGGTGGCAAAGGTCTGATGCCACCCGGCGTTGTACCAGCGGCTCGTCACCTTTTCGGCGAAGGCCAGCAGATCGGCGTCGTTTTTGATAGGGCCGAAGCCTCGGACGGTGAAGATGAACTCGTCTCGGCTGTACGTCGGTTTTCCGTTGACATAGCCGTACACGTTTGGATCGTATTTCATGGTGTGCTCCTTTCTACTTGGCCCGGGGTTCCCGGGGATCTTGGCGTTTTTAGCAGCAGGCGAAGATCGCGGTGATCTGCGCCTTGGTCGCTCTCTGGTAGCTGGAATAAAAAACACGACCGCCGACTTCTTGGTTGATGGCATAGTGGCCGTCGGCGTAGCGCTTAATGAGCCACACTTTGCGAGGGTTCCACTTGTCAACCTTGCGTGTCAGGGTCGTGTTGTTTCTTCTGCTTCTCATGGGGGTCTCCTTTCTTCGGCCCGGCGCTGCCGGGTGTTCTTGGCTACTGTGCGGCCGGTGCTCGTTTACCTCTGCGTTTGAAGCTCTCACGCAGCCGCCTCTCGGCGAGCTCTGCGCTGTACCCTTCGCGCTGGTTGGCGTCCAGCGCGCCGGTCGCGCCTCGCTGGAGCTCCTTGTAGATCGTGGTGTGGTGGACGCTCAGGCGGGCCGCAATATCGACCGGCCGATCTCCGAGCAGATGCCACGCCTCGATCTTCTTCCTGTCCTCGAAGGTCAGGTAGCGGTACTTTCCCGTCAGTCTCACCTCCGTCCTATGGGGTTGTAGTAAAGAAAAAACGCACAGCCGACTCACTTGAGTCTCTGTGCGTTTAATGATAATGGACAGCTTGCCATTTGTCAAGAGTAAATGCACAAAAAAGCAAAAATATTTTTTACGAGGCCAGAATGAGGGCGATTTCTTCCCGGAAAAGCTGCTCGGAGCACAGATAACCGAACATTTTGCGGGGGTAGTTGTTTAGCCAGTCCTCGATCCGCTTGGTCTCCTCGTAGGAGATTGTGCTCAGGTCGGTGCCCTTCGGCAGGTGCCGACGTATGAGGCCGTTCTGGTTCTCGTTGGATCCGCGCTCGCTCGGGCGGTAGGGGTGACAGTAGTAGACCTCGGTGCGGGATCCCCGGCCGGTGATGCTGCGCTCGATCCCGGCGGCGTCTGCAAACTCGCAGCCATTGTCGCAGGTGATCGACTGGAAGATCAGCGGGAACACTCTGGATCCGACTTTCTTCTCGAGGGTGTCGAGGGCAGCGACGACGCTGGCGCTCGTCTTATCCGGCGAGGGGATGATAATCTCGCGGCGGGTCTTGCGCTCGGTCATCACGATGTAGGTGTTGCTGACGCCTTGGCAGCTCTCGACGCTGTCCATCTCCCAGTGACCGAAGGTGCTGCGGTCGTTGATGTGCTCAGGGCGATCCTCGATACTCCGGCCGGCGGGCTTGCGGGGCATGGATCCGGCCGGGCGCTCCGGCTGGTGGCGCTTGCCGTGCTGCGGCAGCATGGAGACGGTCAGCTCGTCGCCGAAGATCTCGCCGCGGATGTAGTTGTAGGCTGTGCTCGCGCAGATGTGAGTCTTGAAGGGCCAGCCCTTGACCTCGGCCTCACCGATCGCGGCCTCCGGGCTGTACTTCTCGTCGCGGATCTTGGCGATCAGGTAGTCGGCCAGCTCGTAGTCGTTGCCGATCTTCAGCTCCGGCCCCTTGGCGCGGAGGTTGGCCTCATAGCGAGCCTGTGCGCCTTCGGGGTTGTATCTGGTCTCGGTGGTGTAGTCGCTGTTGAGGTGCTCATAGGTGCACCGCTTCAGCTCCCGGTAGATGGTCGTATGATGGACGCCGAGCTCCTTGGCGATGTCCGTCGGCTTCATTCCTGCGCGGATGAAGGCGTCGAGCTGGATGCGCTTGGTCGGCGTCAGATGGCTCCAGTGCTGTCCCATTGTGTTCCCCTCCGTGATAAAAGAAAAGGGGCGGCCCGCCGGCCGCCCCTTCTGTGTGTCAGTGTTCCTCGTACTTTTTCAGGAGCTCGAGCGTCTCCTCGTCTGTGATGATGTCAGCCAGCCTGCACTCCAGCGCGTTGCAGATCTTCAGCAGCGTCGGCAGCTTCGCGCCGTTGATGTCCCGGGCGCCGCGCTCGTACTGCTGGAGCACCTGCACCTTGATCCCGGCCAGATCGGCGAGCTGAGACTGAGACAGGCCGGCAGCCTTGCGGAGCTTTTGCAGCCCCTCGCTTTTGTAGGTCACTTTGATCGAGATGTCCATGTTGTTCCTCCCGCTTGACTTTGCCGTGGTTTCGTGGTTATAATGAAAAGGAACGGCGGGCGGGATTTTTCCCGCCGTCCTTCGACCTTACTGCTTGGGCTTTTGGTTCGGCTTTATTGTGATCGTAATGGTGGCAACCTGTTCACACTTTAGAGCCTGTTCCAGCAGCTCGAGCAGTTTTTTCATCTGCTCAGCATCCACGGCTTTGCCTCCTTTCCGCGGTTTTGTTCTCCTTTCTTTCTGTACTCGGCTATCCCTTGCCTGTGATTATATTATAGAGCATTTGCTCTATAATGTCAAGCATAATTCGCCAGATTTTCAACATTTTCCCGCGTTTTTCCACAAAAAAGCCGCACGGCGTCGCTGCCGTGCGGTTTTCTCATTCTTTCCCGAGCAGGTGGTTGATGGTGGTGCCGAGAGCGGTCGCCAGATAGTCCAGCTCGTAGTCAGCGACGACTCGGCTGCCGTTCTCGATCCTGCTGATGACCTTCTGCGTGACGTCCAGCCCGATGATCTGGAGCTTGTAGGCGAGCTGTTCCTGTGACAGGTTTGCCCGCAGCCGCTCCTCCCTGACTCTCTCCCCGGAGATGTTGCACCTGCCGTCTGGTTTGTATATTTTCGCAGCCCTCGCCTCCCTTTATGCTAAAGATGACTATGCAATATTGACTTTACCAGTTTTGGCGTGGTAATATTATGCCAAAGATGACTAAACGCTAAAAAGCGCACATAGGAGGGAAAAGCATGGGTACAAGGTTTAGACGCAGCTTTAAGGTGGCCCCGGGTGTCCGGGTAAACCTGAACAAAAAGAGCGCGAGCATCAGCTTCGGCCCGAAGGGCCTGAAGCACACGGTCAGCACGACGGGGAAAAGCCACACGACCGTCGGGATCCCCGGGACGGGCCTGTCATATACGACGAGCTCCGGCGGGAAGTCTGGCGCGCAGCAGGGCGCGGTCAGCATCCCCGCAGCGCAGCGGCCGACGTCGCCGAAAAGCAAGACGGTGGCGCTGCTTCTGTGCATCTTCCTCGGCTTCTTCGGTGTCCATCGGTTCTATGTCGGGAAAACCGGCACAGGCGTCATCTGGCTGCTGACGGCCGGGGTCTGCGGGATCGGCTGGCTGGTCGATATTTTCACCATCCTGCTCGGCGGTTTCTATGACTCCGAGGGCCGCGTGCTGCGGTTCCAGCCCACGGAGGCCGAGCTCGCCGCTGCTGGTGAAGCGTCGGATCCTGACGTCGAGGAGTAAAGCCCCACACAACAGAAAAAGCCCGCCCGGGATCTCCGGGCGGGTTTCTGCTTTTCTATGCGGTTTTAGAGTTTCGTGACGTAGTCCAGAGAGATCCAGCCCGCGCCGCTCTTGAGCTTGCCCCACTTGGTCGCGCCGGGGCCTGCGGCTTCGGCGACGATGGTGTAGATGCCCTTGCCCTTGATCTGGCCGGCGACGCCGTAGTTGGTGCCGGGGCCCTTGCGGATGTTCAGCACGTCGTCCGTCGTCCGCACGCGGTAGCTCGTGGCCGTGCTGGTGCTGCCGGTCGAGATGTCCGCAGCGTTTACCCAGCCGTAAACGGTGGAGCCGCCGCCGCTGACCGCCTTCAGGTGGTACGGGTGCGCCTTGCCGGCCGCGATGGCCGTGATGGTGGCCTTGCCGGGCTTGCAGGTCTTGGCGTCCTTGGCCGCTGCGCTGGTGTAGTGCTGTGTGCCCTTGAAGTTGACCACGTCGCCGACCTTCAGGCCGGTCTCGGTGTTGCCGGAGGTCTGGCCGCCGGTGCTGCCGCCTGCGCCCGTGATGCCGAGGCGCTTGTTGACCTCGGCCGCGATCTGGCCGTGGCGGTTGTAGAGGTAGTCGCCCGGGCAGCTCTTATTCGCGTAGTCCCTGTGCACGGTCATGTTGCAGCCGTTCAGGTGGTTTACGCGGTCGTTTTTGCTGGTCGACCAGACGAGGCGCTTGATGCCGTTGCGCTTGCAGATGTCGGTCACGAGATCCAGCAGCGCGGCGTATGCCTTCGCGGAGACGGGCCAGTCAGGCGCGCCGCCGTTGTTGGCGACTTCGATGGTGACGGCCCGCTGGTCGTTGGCGTTGGACGAGGTGCACCACGAGCGGTTTGCCTCGTCGACGTACAGGGCGATCCGGCCGTCGGTGCCGATGCCATAGTTGCTGGACGCCTGCCGCGCAGAGTTGGCGAACAGGTTGCCGCAGGTTTCGACGGAGCAGTTGCCGGCCATACAGTGGATCGTGATGGTGTCGATCTTCTTGGTGCGCTTGCCCGAGTGGTTCGGGCTGAGCTTGGTGTAGACCACCAGAGGGCTGTTACTCATTGTCGTCTCCTTTCCCGCCGGTCAGCTCGTCGAGAGTCTCGTCTGTGATGGTCTCGCCGGGCTTCAGCCTGATGTCGTTGGTGTTCTGGTTTTTCATGGGTTTACCTCCTTTACAAGCAAGAAAAGGGCGGGCCGGAGCCCGCCCTCTCCGTTATTCGATGGTCAGGCCCTCGGTGTTGAGCTGCTTGACGATTGCCTCGATCGCGTTGACGACGCTTTCCTCGTCGACCTTGAAGCCCTTCTGCTTCAGGAAGTCGAGGACGTACTGCTTCTTCTCCTCGCCGCGGCCCTGTCCGACGTAGAGCTGCTCAGCGGCAGCGACGCCGATCTTTACCCACGCGGTCAGCTCCTTGCGCTGTGCCTCGGTGGTCTGCTTCTTCAGCCACGGGATCAGGAAAACGCTGACGCCGGCGCCGATCAGGGCGAGGGCTGCGTTGACGATGGGTGTGATGTCGATGGTGTTCATCCTTTTGCCTCCTCATTGTTGAGAGTGTCCCCGGACGGATCCGGGAGCGGGTTGCCGTCGGCGTCGAGCCCGTGGCGGTTTCGGCTGATTTTCTCGCCGAGGCTCTTGCCGGCGTATGTGATTAGATAGCCGACGCAGGCGGTGAAGATGGTGCCGGTCAGCTCACCGACCGGGTCGCGCCCGAAGGCAGAGAGCAGCAGAGAGCTGGCTGCGCTGAGCGTTGCCACGCTGGCCGCCCAGTATGCGAGCTTTTTGCTCGCCTCGATTTTCTTTTTACGCTTGCGCCGGCGCTTCTTTGCGGCCATGCTGCTCACCTCCTTAGTCGATGATCGCGTGGATCCCCTGACTGGTGAGGAAGTCCTTCTGCGCGTGTTTGATTTTGGCAGCGTAGTCGAGGGCTGCGTGCATATCCCCGTTACAATGCGCGTCAGGGATGCGCTGCACGGCCCGGGCCGTCGCCTCGCCGAGAGCGATGGCTGCCGACGTGCCCTGAATGGTGATGATCTGGAGATCTTCACGGGCACGCTCTCGGGCCGCTGCCTCTTTCTGCCGTTTGGCCTCCTCGGCCTCCTTTTGCTTCTCGCGCTTCTGGATCCTGTGCTCGAGCATCCAGAAGCAGAAGCCGGTCGCGGCCGTCGGGATCCCCAGTAGGACGACGAGCGCGCCGATGTTGATTTCGATCATTGTGTCACCTCATAAAAGCCGGAGGGCCGCAGGACGCGGCCCTCCTTGTTGTTGGGCTTACTCCTCGACGTCGTCGAAGTAGCCCATGTCGACGAGATACTTGTGCACGCGGGCCTTCAGCTTCGCGGGGACGTTGTCCTCGGTGATGCGGCCCATGATGATCTCGCCTGCATACAGACGTACCAGCATTTCACGCTCCTCCTTTCCTGCAATTTTTAATAATAGCCACGCGAGGGCCCGGGCGATCATTCGCTCGCCCCTTCCTTCGCGGTGCCAGCGTTTGCGGCTGCCTCGATGGCAGCGATGGCGTCCTCGACCTGCTTGCGCAGCTTCTTCGGGACGTCGTTGATGGTCATGGTGGAGCCTTCGCGGGTCAGCTCCCTGACGTACAGCTCGACGATCTTGCTCATGCTGTTACCTCCCCTCCGTCGCCGTAGACCACGTCGGCCAGCTCCATGATGCAGCCCTTCAGCAGCTCGATGGTGTCAGCCTGCTCGGCGATGGTTTTGTCCTTCTTGGCCTCTGCGGCCTGTTCGTCGTTCAGCTTTTGGATGCTGTCGGCTCTGTGTTTAATCATGCAAAGTTACCTCCGATCGACTGGATGTAGCAGGTCTCCGTAGCGGAGCCGCGGAGCAGCTTGGCCTTGACCTTGACGCCCCACGCTGCGGCCGTCTTGGTCTGGTTGGTGAAATAGTGCTTCTGGCCGGTGCGGGCCTTCTGCGTGATGTCCTCCCACGTCGGGCTCGCGTCGTTGCCGTTGTTGCAGATCCAGACCTGAAGCGTGCAGCCGGCCGGGAAATTGCCCTGAATGTTGACGAGGGCCTTGGTCGGCATGGCGTCGGCCTCCATAGCGAGGGTCTGCTCGAACTCGACGGACGTGACGGCCTTGGTGAAGGTCAGCGTGCGGGTGACGCTGGCGTCCTTTGCATCGGTCGCCACGATCTTCAGGGTGTGGCTGCCGTTCACGACCTTCAGCCACGCCTCGGAGCCGATCGTCAGCGTGTTGGTCTGGCCGAGGGTCACGGTGTAGCTGCGCAGCGTCACGCCGTCCAGCATCTCCACGACGTCGACCTGATGGCCGTCGGCGTCGGTGACGGTGTACTCGTAGGACGGGGCCGCCGTGCTGAAGCTGCCGAGGGCGCCGTCCGTGCCGCTGATGACGGGCGGTCGGTTATTGGTGACGGTGCGGGTGGCGCTGGTGGTGTACGCGCTCTCCGCGCCGGCGGCGTCGTATGCCTTTACGCGGTACTGCACACTTGTCCATCCGTAGGTGATGGCGTCGGTGTAGCTGCGCGAGGATCCCTTGTAGATCTGCGCCCATGTGCCGCTCCCGACCTTGCGCTCCAGAACGTAGCCGGAGAGGTTGCCGTCGGGGTCGGTGGAGGCCGCCCACGAGATGCTCAGGTTCTCGCCGCCGAGCACTTCGCTCGGGACAGTGATGGACGACGGCGCTGTGGGCGCCTGATTGTAGATCACTGTATAGCATCCATCCGAGTCGACGGAGTCGGAGATCAGGAGATCAGAGGACAGATTACAAGCGGGGCGCAGGCCGCTGGAGCCGTTGCAGGCGT